GAGATCGTCGAAGAGGACGGCAAGTGGGTGAAGAAGCAGATTTCAGAAGAAGTGACGCGCACCGAACGCACGCCGCTGTATGAGGAATGCGATCTGTACAACGAGGACGGGACGAAGTGCGTAGAAAAGCACTGTATTCCGGTACTGGAAGACTACATCCAACAAGAAGCGTGCGGCGAGAAGCGCGAGACGTTTGTTGTCCAAGCGGCACAGGAGGAGGTCAAGGAAGAGGTGGTGGTCGTTGAAGCTGCCGCCGAGTGGACAGAGATGCACATCACAAGACCGGCTGAACCGGCGCGTGAAGAGATCACCGAACGTCGGTTGGTGAGTGCTGCCATCGAGGCAAAAGATGCAGTTTACGAGACAGTCACCGTGCCAGCGGATGATCGGCCAGACGATGATGACACCGTGCGGCTTGGCTTGATAGCGCAGGATGTGCAGTCAGCGATGACTGAAGCGGGTGTTGAGTTCGATCTGGTGAACGAGTCGCCCAACGGGAAGTTGTCGTTGAAATATGGCAATCTGGTGATGCCGCTGATTAAGGCGGTGCAGGAGTTAAGCGCGAGGGTGAAGACGCTGGAAGGATAATTTTGCTATGGCAACACAAGAGAAAAAAGAAACAGAGCAGACCGTTGTTATCAACGGTGCAGAACATAACGCAGCGGACTTGTCACAAGAACAAGTTGTGTTGCTGAACCACGTTGCTGATCTTGAGAACAAGATTCGACAGATCGGCTTCAGCTTGGAACAGGCGCACGGCGGCAGGAGTCATTTTATGGCTTTGCTGACGGCGAGTCTGGAGGCGAAAGCGGAACCCGAACAGAAGGAAGCATCCGCTGAATAGAATGTAGACTGTCAAAGTGAATGACAAACAGCATAGACGCAGCGTATTTGGAGAAGGTAGCCGAGCAAGCGGTTGGTCACTACGGTTGGCTGTTGATTGCGGCGTTCGTGGCGTTGATGGGCAAGGATGTGTTGGCCAAGTTTATCGCCGGTTTACTGGTGTTCTGGGGGAGCAGTTTTCGTAATGACGAAATCCTCTATATCAGCGGAAGACAGGCGCGGGTGATTAGAATGGGAATCACTTCAACAACCTTTCAGATGAGTGATCGTTCCTCGACGATGGTGGTTCCAAACTGTCAGTTGAAGGAACTCACCATTGAGCGGCGACTGCCCATAAACGGGGGCGATTGTTATTTGCCGAAAGGCAGTGAGTTGAGCGCGATAAAGGTGGAACTGATCGAAGACGAATGAAGCGGTTTTTAGCGATTATAATCATTAGTGCGGCGATCATCTGGATCGGTGCGGGGTGTAAGTCACTACCGGGGAAGCTAGAGATTGACACGCCCTTTATTGATATAGAGTACGAAGGTAAAACGACTGAATGAATTTAGATGACTTAAAAGTTGGCTTTGCGTCTGTTACAGGTCTTGGAAACTGGCTGCTTGAGATTGACATACTACTGAAGGTTGGAGTCAGTCTGGCCACTTTAGTCTATATTGTATTGAAGATACGTGAACAAATAAGGAATACATAATATGCCAATGGTAGCAGGAAAACATTATGCGTATACCCCAGCGGGTATTAGGGCTGCGAACGCGGCAAAGAGGCGTGAGGATAAAAAGAAACAAAAAGGAGCGAAGGGAAGAAAGAAATAGATATGCTTAAAGGCAAGAAGACATACATGACGGCTGCGGGAGGAATCTTGGCAGCAGTGGGTGCGTACCTTAGCGGTGATATGGAACTTGGTATGATGATTAACCTTGTCATTACCTCGTTGTTGGCCGGTTTCTTACGCAAGGGCATTCAATCAGACGCGGGTGCTGAGTCTGGTAACAGCGATTCTTAAAGCGTTTCCCGCGCTTGCGGATTTAATCGGCAATGCGATTGATATGCTTAGAGAACAAGAAGCGCAACAGCGGCATTCCCAAAAAGATGCTGCTGTTGATGCTTCTGTTGATGAGTGGGTGCGTAAGCGTGAAGCTGGAAAACAGCGGGAGGCTGATGAGTCATCCAGAGTTTCCAGCGGCGGCGCAAGCGGCTCCTGAGTTTACGAGGGAAGCACTCAAGACGATAAATAGTCTTGAGTATGAGTTAGAAAGGCGCAGGTAATGGCTACGGCAGCAGTAACGGCAAGGACGCAGGCCTCGGTGAGTGAGAAGACCGCTCGCTCCAAGGGGTCTAAGGTCGCAGTGACGGCGCGTAGCAAAGGTTCAGTAAGTGCTGTAACAGCAAGATGAGTGTAGAATACATACTGGATAGAGCAGGGAAGAAGCTGGGGATTAACCCGAACGATAATCACCAGCGTTCCATTATGCTGGACTATCTCAACGAGGGGGCGCAGGAACTCTACGAGGAATCTGATATGGTCGGGAGTCTTGTGGAGGACTCCTTCTACGTCCAAGGTAACAAGACTATAGCCCTCCCCAGTAACGTAAGTTCTGTACGGGCCATACGGGAAAAGGAAAGCAAGTACCCTTGGAACCTGTCCAACCTTACCGAACGCTACTCCCGCAATAATATATCGCAGGAGGACAGAACGTGGCGCATCAAGGGCTACGAGCCGTTCAAGGTAACTCCCACCAGCTTTTCGGGTATGAAAGCCGTGGCTACTGCTGCCATGTCGTCCATAACTCTGACTGTTGTCGGGTCAGCTTCTGGTATAACAAAGGCTTTTGAGGATGTTGCTTTGAGTAGCACCAGCAATGCCTTTTCTACCACGTTTACGTCGATAGAATCCATTATCAAGTCGGATGTCTGCACCTACGACATCAGCATAAAACAGTCGGACGACACCGTGGTTGCGGTCATACCCAACAACGAAAAGGAATCTCGCTATCTTATCGTGGATGTCAGCAAGTACCCATGGGAATCTGACGCGGCAGCGGACGACGAGCATACGCTGGAGGTACTCTATAAGGAGAAGCTTCCCTACCTCAGCAAGGACAGCGACGAGTTCCCGGCAGATGGTTACGATAACATCATCGTGAACAAGGTGATGCAGCTTTATATGGAGGAGCAGGGCAAGATCGAGGAGGCCATGCTGTACGACAAGAAAGCCTCTCGGAGTATGGGCAGGCGCAATGCAGACCTCGAACGTGGTCAGTTGCAGAAGGTCAGGTTCGACAAGCATCCGCACGACAAACTTAGTGTGTCCCTTCTTAACAAGTATACGAAATCATCCAGAGCAACGGGGCTTTTCTGATGGCGGATTTTATACAACGGTCTTTTGGTGGCGGAATGAATCTAGGTGTCGATGACACACGGGTTCCTGAAGATGCCTACAGGCTGGCGTTTAATGTTAGAAACCGGCACGATGCGCTGGAGGCCGTCAAAATGTCGAAGGCGTATGATACTGACCAGTTCTTTCCTGTGATAGCTAATCCTGGGGGTTACACATCTACAGACCCAAAGGTACAGGGGATAATCTTTGTAGACCCGTACTTCTTTATCTTTGTGGATGGCGTCTGTCTCAAGAAGTCCAAAGACGCAGAGGCTCTCTCGGTAGTCTGGAGTACCACAAGTACACACGTAAAACCTGTAGCGTATGCTACTGGCGTTACCACAGGTACAGGCACGATAAGACTTTCAACCACGGCAGAGTTTGTCCATACAGTAGTAGTTCCGCCCTCGTACGACAACTTTGCAGCCAAGTCTACCTCATCGGACAACCCCAACGTGGGCGCACAGTCAGACTACACTAAGCGGATACCCCCAACAGTCGCAGGTATCGTCGTACAGGATGGCACTAACCAACCCAATTTGATCGAGATAGCCGCAGATACCACGGTTACAGCCAGACAGTTGATGGGCTATGACCAGTGGCAGAACTATTACGTTACGATAAACAACAGCAGCGGTTACGCTACAGGTACGTGGGCTTTCGCTGTGGATGCTTTGCCTGTGGATATTGACGCTGGTTCTGTGATTAAGTTTGCTGGTGGGGGTTCAATTACAACTTCTTTTGATGCCACTGCCAGTGCTACTGCATTTGTAGGTGTGTTAACCGGCAATAGGGTTGAGAATGACGAGCTGGGGGTTGTTGGTTTCCGTGAGTATGTGCCGATAGGCAAGCAGATGGCACATCACGGTGGTAAGTTGTATGTGGCCTCCGTTGACGGGACGAAACTCTACCATAGTGTTAGTGGGCGTCCTCTGGATTTCATGATTCCGCTGAACGAGTCTGGCGGTAAGATACACGCCAAGGAAGCCATAGGCGGTGTCGAGGCTGTAGCCTACACGATAAGCAACGATCCAATAACCTGCTTGCGTTCCCTGAACACGGAGGAACTCTTTGTTGGTGCGGCAAACTCAAGCTACGCCATTAAGCCCGACATAACGAACACGATCTTCGGTGAGCCGACTTTCACCAAGAAGTATCTGTTTAGCACAGGGCCGGTGAATCACAACTCGTTTGTGGATTTGCTGGGTGACTTTGCCTTCATAGATCAGCACGGGATACGCTCTTTCAACGCGGTACAGCAGGCTGAAGCCTTGGCCAGAAACGACATCTTCTCTCGTCCGATCTCTGATATATTCAAAGGCGTTCTACAGGATGGCACTTTCCAGTGTGCAATAATCCACGATGGTTACGCGCTATTCCACCTGCTGACCAATCTCCCGCAGCAGCAGGTAACTGTGGTCTACGATATGGCCACCAAGAAGTTTGTGAGTCTGGATATGCACGATGACTCAGGGAATGGAATAGAAAGCTGGGACGGAGATAGCACCTCTGCTATTTTTACACACAAGAGTGTATTATGCAAACCGATTCGGGACATGGCTGTGGGTGTTACGACAGCAGGTGTTCAGGCTTTGTACGCAGTAACCGATGACCCAGACTCGCAGGGCTTTTGGTTGAAGCAGCTTTATGGTGCTGAAGAGTATGATCTTGCCATCGTGGAGACTAAAAGTTTCTGTTCGCAAGACCCCAAGATTGAGATAAAGCCTTTGAGCATCAATGTTTTGTTCAACAAGCCTTTTAACATCTTCAACAATTTCAAGATAAACAACGCAAGTGGATACCCACCCGGTAAGTATCCTACGGGTTTGTCTTCTG